TTACCGGATTAGATGGAGAACCTGCGTCGAAGTAAACTATTCTTTCATCTACATTTTGAATAAGATTTACAATTTCCATAACGGTCGGTTTTTGATTGAAATCTCTATTCGCGGGTGAGAAGTAGAGAGCTAATGCTTCTTTAACCTTCTCAATAATAAGTTTTCCTACATCTTTGCTTACAGGCTTATTGGTATAAATCTGACCTACGACGTAGAAATTAAATACTCTGCAATCACCAAACTGAATATCTACTGACATCGCTTGTAATGGTTTGAAGTCATTGATAACATTGTCAATAAACATCTGTGGAGGTCTATATTTAATGAAGTTAGATGTATTGGAAATCTGTGCAGGAATTAAAGTTCCCTGACCCCAAATATCATCTTTAAAATCATTGTGGATTGCAAAGCACATCGCTGTATATCTCTTGAAGTTTGTAGCAAATACATACTTCTGAGGATTTGAAGGGTCGAAGCCTAAGCCAAGAACCTGAGACCAATCATAAGAAGATGTAGCACCGCCAGTTGGAAAATCATTATTGGTAATATACATTTTGCGCTTTTGAGATTCAGAAAGATTCTCATCATTGTATATTGCCATATTGATTTCCAAAGCCTTTTGACAATCAATAACTACTCCACAATCAACACCTGCTTCTCTTTTAAGGAAGCGAGTATAATCGGGAAGCGTTACTAAGCTGTCCCAAGTATTGATATAATTTTTACTGTTGTAGTATGCCTCTTTAGCGGTTTCAGGTGATTTACCTGTTACCGTATATGTATGAGGAAATTCTACTGTGTTAGATAAATTGGAAATCTGAATTTCACCAGCATTATAACTAACTTCATTGGGCTGTGTTTTTGCAAATAAAAGATTTCCAAGAACATCTGTTCCTACACAACCAATTACACCTGAACAATCAATCCAGAATATTGTAAGGTAATAACCTTCATAATTTGCGAGCTGATTGAGGTAATTAGATATTGTAATTTGAGCATTTGAATAGTTATCATAGGTAACAGCATATCGGGGCTCAGGCGTATCAAACTGGGCTACATTAGCAACCTGTACCCACTGGGTCTTGTCGAAGGTTGTGGTAGCTAAAGATGCTCTACCTTTAACCCAAATTGCCGTAGTATCCACGTGTTGAGATGGTAATGTAACAACATAATTATTCTTTTTAATATCATCTACCGATACTGAATAACTTCTTAAATCGCCTTCTATTGCAACTCTTGTACAAGAAGCACCTGAAGCTAACGTAACTGTATCTGTATCAGCAAAAACATCAACGAAATCAGCCAAAACACTTCTTCTGCTCCGACTGCCGGTATCTCCATAACTACTTGTCATAGGGAGGATATTATAAGTAATAACTCTAGATGTATTTGTAATATCAGTAGACGCTGTCAGTGTCGAGAAATTGGAGCCATTAAAACCAAAATCTAAAGTCATTGAATCTGAAGTATTATTCGTAAATGTTACTTCGGTTCTTGCTGCCGTATAGAAGCCTAAATCATATCCGATAAGTCCAAATATCTTTTCAGCATCTTTTCTTTGAACTACTGAAGGAGCAAAAACTTCATTTGCTAAATAATCGAGATTTACTCCAAGCATGTCTGCTGCAGAAGCTAAGATTTTTCCGAGAACAACACCAGGGTCAGCATCGGCTTCAGGCTTCCACAACGCTGTAAGTTTGGGAACTAACTCCCAAAAATCCTTCATAAGAGAATCATAGTCTCTATCACTATATGAAATCAATCCACGGTTTGAATCTGCCATTTATATTCTCCTAAATTATATAATTAAATAAGGTTATTGTTCTACAAAGGCAGAGGAATTCAACTCGATTTTAGCCTCTTCTTTAAATACCGTCTGTAAAGCTACGGTCAAAGCTAAAGTATTGTCACTAGTACCCTGTGTCTGGTCTCCTGAAAATAATAATCCGTCAGTATATCTCGTCTTTTCAGGATATACGCAAGGCTCATAAACTCTAAGTTGCTGAGTAATTCTATCCTTTACAAGTCCTCGTTCTGCCTCATTATTATAATGCCACAGATGGCGCTTTAAGCCAACCCCAAAGTCAGGGTTGTTGTAAAGTTCTGTTGTTTCAGTTAATATAAGAAGGCGAGTTCTATTAGCAACAGAAGCGGTGTCTTCAATAACACTGACTTGATTCGTTGCAATATTGAACATATTAGGAAATGCTAAAGATGTAGTTTCTGGCATAAGTAGAACCTCCAGAAATATAAAAGGTTTACAAACTCGTGGCTCCTGAATTGTATGAACCGCCTGTAAGACCTATAACCAACCAATTTGAAGGTGAATTATCTAAACTACTTAATGCTACTACTTCACCCTCACTTGGTTCGTGAGGTAATAATAATGAAGGATACCAAGGCAGTTTGCTATCTTCCGTATAGTTTCTAACACGCTTGCCATTATAATCAGATAAATGATAGGCCCCATGAACATTGGGAACTCTGACTTGAATAAGCATAGTTCCGTCACCTGAATATTTAAAATCTTTTACATATCCATAAACTATCATGTCAATATCCCTTCTTTATCATTTCTCGAGCATACTTGTGAAATGCATCTAAGCCTTCATCACGGATTATCTCCATACAGCGAATAACTACGGCATCCGTGTCGGGGTGAAAATATCTGCCAGGTCTCATCTTTTTATAATGAATCATTGGACTTTCTTGTGTCCACTTCTCCTTGTTATAAACTTTTCCTGCACCAACCCAATCGCAACACATCTCAATAACATACTGAATAGGCATCTTATTAGCAATTATCTTCCCATCGTCTGTGAAATCTGTCCAATACTCCCAATGATGTTTATTATGCCCCTTGTGATGAAGCCACGCCTTAGAATACCCAATCTCTTCTTTCTCAGCTTCGATAGGACTTCTATTTCCTTGAAAGTATCTGGCAGACGATGCAAATTCTGTGAATCCAAATTTGGATAAATCGTGAATAAAACCTTGCCAACCAATACCACACGCCCAGCATTGCTTGAATACCTCGTGTTTATGTTTGCATACGGTTATAAAATGTCTCCAATATTTGCCCATTAAAACCTCCTCGGGGATTAACTCCATTTCACATCGGCATATTTGCCATAATTAGTAATATTAACGACTCTCTTGCCATACCAGTCCCCGAAACCGTGCTTATCTACATCGGCAAACTTTGTACCGGTTTGAATCTTCCCGTTCTTAGTTTTTACTCGCTCCCATTCAATTACTGATATTTTACCACCAGATTTCTTATGACCCCATTCGGAGCCGGCATCAGCTCCTTTTTCGTCACAAATAATTGCAGGAAAAGTTTTGCCATTTGCTAATGTCACAACAATGACATCTCCGCAACTTCCAAATTTAGGTCGTACTGCAACACAATAAAAACCTCCAATGGTGGCAACTCCTTTGCTGCAAGGATACCCTTGGCTCTTCCAGATGTTTGCTAACTTCTTTTGAGGGCTCTTCCCATTCCATCTATTAAACCAAGCAGAATAGCTTGTATAGTCATCTATTATACCAGTTTGTGGAACACTTGTTGGTATCGAGACACTTTTCTTTGCGCTCAATACCTTACCATTTTTATCTTTTAAAGTTGTAGTGTTCCCAATAACTGTCGATTGAGTAATAACAAGATTATTAAAAAGTTCCTTTGCATTATTCTTTGCCAGGGCTATATAATTTCCGCTATTACAATGTTTATTATAAACTGGCATAAAAGTGTCTACGACTTTAATAACTCCGTCAATATTCAGAGGTTGCAGTTTAATAATTGGAATAATAGATGCAAAGTTTTGCTCAATATCATAAGTAAAATATTCAAGCTGACCCGAAAGATTTGTATTCCAAGTATCTCCAAGTCTTTGCTTTATTTCAACTAACTTGAAAATATCCCATGCTGCAATTCCATATAGTGTAGTATTTTGCCTAAAAATTTGATAACTAGGGTTGATTACTGAATAGGCTTGTAAACAACCTGCCAAAGCAGTTGCACAAGAACCTGAACAACCCATTTTAAGAAAATAATCAACAGCAATTTTTGCATTACCTGTTAATTTGGATGTGCTTATCTGTACTTGATTTGTATGCGCGGGGGCAAACATATCGTAAAGCCCACCCAAAACTGTCGTATAATTGATAACAGATATGTTGATGTTCGAAGGCGTGTTAGATAACTTATAATTGCTATCCAGATATCCTACCTCTCGCATAGTCATATCATGTCTATCGTTCTTATCTTGATATAATGGGGTAAAAACACCTGTAACGCCAGATAAGTATCCGGAAATATCATCGCCGACTCGAGCCCAGTCTGGTCGTACATAGGCATTAATGCCAGAATATCCTAATGAATAAGATTTTCTTTTGCAAGCGTTACCCGTGTTTCCTTCGATAGTATGAACTTTACCGCCAGAAACATATTCAACAATACCGACATGGGCTGCGTGACTATGACCTTTGCATTTAGATGTTCCAAAGGTAATTAAATCACCTCTCATTGGAGTAACTGCTTTACCACCATTAATAAGCGGACCATCAATCCACTTACCACCATATTTACTTACTGTCTTAGCCTGTACTTGAATAGCATATGTATCTTTCGCAATTACCCTATTGGCAACTCCAGCCTTCTGTGCACAAGCAGATACGAATGCTGCACACCAGGCAAAGCCGGTACCAAAACCAGCGAGTCTACTCATCTCCAGGCCTTTAGCACTAGTAAAACGATTTGAACCATCAGGTGATTCTTTAATACCTACAAAGTATTGAGCAGCTTTTATAAAGGCTTCTAGTTTAGGTGCGCCAGCCATTAATCAGGTACCTCAAACATACTCGGTTGTAATAATTCATCGTCTACTTTAGATACATCCATAGATTTTATTTCCCAAAGATAGAATCTATCTTTAAAAGAATTCCAAGTTATTGTGGCAAGTTGGGATTCGGATAAATATAATCCACACCTTGCTTTTAACCCCCATTTTTCTATATATCTATAATATACCTCTATTATCTTATTATTCATCTCTTTTGTATTATTAGTCTTTATGGATAACCATAAACCTAAACTCGGGGGAAATTGAGCTACTACATAATAAAGGGCTCGACATTCTTCATCTGCTTCAATTTCTGATTTTGACCTAACATTAACATATAAAGCATAAGGAAGTCCAGCATTATTGCATGATTGAACTTGATTAGTTAAATAAGGATTTGTATAAGTTCTTTTGTTATGGCCAGCATCGTATAAAGACCCGCCGAAGAACATCATGGCGCTAATACGTGCTTCCTTGAGTTTATTGTAATCTAACTTAGGATTACTACCCTCAGGTATGGTGGCTACAAAAGGCTTCATTGCTTGAGTTTGTATAAGCGCCATTACATACCTCCGAATATAATTGGAGTAGGGTCTTGTTTATATAATTGATTTCTAATTATTCTTACAGGAAATTGTGATTTTTCTGCCGTGCAATATTCTAATTTCATTAAACCTTTGTCAGAAAAGCCAATAAGGTCTCCTGGCTTTGTTTTAGCCCCAACAAATTTCGAAGAAGCACATAATCTACAATATCTAATCCAATGTTGGGAATCAACTTCAACAGTAACTATACGAGTCGAATCTGAAGGGTCTTTCTCATCAGCAATTACAATACCTTCAGAGATACTATGAACTGTCGGAACTTTAATAAAACAACCAGCGTTTTGCTGGCTGCTCCCGATAAATCCCTGCTCAATAATGGATTCATCAACTTCTCGTCCTGCAAGTGTAGATAAAACCTCATTCATCCTATTAAAACATCCTCGTATGTCGGGTACAAAGTTCCAAAATCAACCCTGCCTGTAGATATAACATTTCTCGTCGGAGTATATGAATAGCTGTTATACCCTGAAGTATTTGCTATGGTTATGCCTTGTGAGGAAGCGACCTCATTTGCAGAACTCATAACTAATCTTTGAACCTTTAAAGTGGTTATAAATGTGTTCGATATTCTATGGTCAACAGATACTACATTATAAACCCCAGTAACTGGTGAAATAGAATTTCCTGCAACTACTAATAAAGAAATCGGTTGAGCAAGAGCAAATTGCTTCGTTGTTCCAGGGATTTCAATTGTAAAATCCCCAGAAAACTGAGAAGCCAAAGCATTGACGTCATTAACGATATTAACTGTCTGGTAAACATCTGCTAATGATGCTGACCAGCTATTTACAATCTTGCTCGCCTGAACAATAGTATTACCGCTTCCATCTACTGCAAAGCCAATATCCGAATAATTCATATTGGTCATATTATAAGCAACACCATTATAACTCCCGTTTAAAGAAAGTATATTGGTGTTTGGAGTACCATATTCTAAAGTATCGCCCAAATGAGTTGATAATAAGCCAGCATTACTTTTATAATGAATTGTACCTAACTTTGTCATTGTGGGCTCATCTACCCAAAACGAAAATGCTGAGCATTGAGGCGTGGAATCTACAATACTTCTTTTAAGGAAATTCTCTATCGGAGTAACCGTAACATTATTAAGAATGGAACTAAGCTTCTTAATTCCTTTGATAAGTCCGGCTGCTTCCCTTGTAGCACTATAAGATTTTGAAAGTTTAAGTAATCCCGGGAAATCTGAATAATTATCTTCTCCGCTAAAATTGCCTCTAACATAAGAAATAAAACTAGTTGTTAAAGCACCGTGATTAACCAAAGTCGGAGCGTCATTATGGTCAATGTCTAAATTATAATAGGTATCTGCTTTAAGTGCTTTACAAAGTCCTTCAAGTACTGCTGAAGGTCTAACCATACCGCATACTGCGGGAATGGAATATACCGGCAAAGCACTTTTAACTCCGATGCTGGCATAGCCTTGAATTGTATAGGTCATGGAAAGTCCAGATGTAGACGCGCTAAACTTTAATGTAAAACCCTGATAAGATTCATTTTCTCCTAATGTTCCATCAGGATTAATCCAGCCTATCATAAAAGCAACAGGAATACCACTTGAATTAGGATATTTATTAGCTGCTTGAGCGGATGAATACAGTAAAGCCTCAAACGCTGCAATATTTGAGCGTTTACGGTCATCGCCTACAACAGTTACTTTCAGCTCCCAAGATAAAAATGAAGATATTTGAGCATTAGAAATTGATAAGCTACAAAAAGGGCTCGGGACTTTTAACCCGAAGTCTGTTAATGAAACTCCAGCAAGAGTAAATGAACAAAAAGGTTGTTTGAACATTATTCCTCTCCTAAATTCAACTTCAATGCTGTTATCGGAGCTAAGACTTCACCCTTACTCAAAAGTGCCGTAACACTGTTTGGAATAATAAGGCGTTGTCCTTCTCTTACAGTATAACCATCCTCAATACTATTAAAATATGCAATAACCCAACTGTATGTTGCAGAACCTAGCTCTTTTTCTGCAATTAAATCTAGACGATTCTCTTCTATCACAGTAACCTCATGATATTTTACTTCAGTATTTGTAGTAAATGGGTTAACTGTCTCCAAAGTAACATATCTGTCTGAAGTGTCTGGACAATGAATCACTTGTCGAAGATTTCTATACCTCGAAATATGGTCGAAGTCTTTACATACTGAATATATAATACCTTCGTGCTCAAGAGTATCATAAGGTGCTGTCAAATCTCTACCGTAAATCATTCTATAAGTCCTTTATTTCTAACTGCTGTATAATTTAAAGGTTCTGGCGATACTTCTTTGATAGTCAAAGATAAATCACATTTGAGATAATAGCCATCTAATCCTATAGGTTTATCCCATTTTACCTTGCAGTTTGTCATAACCCCGGTAATAAGGTTCTTACCATGAATATATAAAGTTACAAGAGGAGCCTTTACTAAGGAGCCATCATAATCAGGGAAACAGTTTGCCTGACATCCTCTAATCAAGTTATTAGCGTTTCCATCTCTATGGTCTCCCGTCCACATATCTCTATGGAAGGAGAAATTAAAAGTAATTTCTCTTGGTCCTGAAGATTTGTAAACTAACCAAGGTTCATACTGATAAAGCATTTCACCCATTTCTTCATAGTTCCCGGAGTAGCCATCATCAAATCCTTC